ATGCTAAATAAAATGTCTCGCATTGCGCATTGTCAAGGGAAAATCGGTTTTGTTAAATACTTTAAACAAGTATCTGTTATAACTCAGAAAGTAATTGGTAAAGATAAAACTTTAACAACTACCCCAAGAGTTAAAACAACAAAATCCGGTATCCCCTGCTTCTTCCCGAGTTATATTAGACGAATGATTCGATTAGGTTTTCCCTGATCGATCAGATTGTCTTTAACTATTTGTTCTTTCTTCAGAGATATAATCTATACTTCAGAAGTTAAAACAACTAGTATAACTAGTCCCTTTAGTGGTAATGAAAAAGTTGTTCAAGAGGTAATAAAATTTATTCCCTTCTTTGTTAACCGATTCATACCATTGCACCTAAGAGGAAGAACTCTTTTAGAAGGGAGAATGAAAATATTCCCGATTCTAACAAGTTCTCCTCAAACTTCGATAAGAGATTGAAACGAAGATTCAACTTCGCCTCTTTCTATATCCTCTACTAGTATTATCTCTCTTTTGAGATCTGCTGCTACTATGCCAAAACATTACTTGAATTATTTCAAGTTACTTTTTGAAGTAGTAGGTGTTAATAGATGAAATTCATCATTTAACACCTTTGCAACTATCCGATACGGTACACAAAATAGATATTTTCTTTTATTTGAAAATATTTGTTATGTTTTAGGTATAAATCCTGGTTCTTTATCGAACTGAGGACTTAGACCACGAATCGAATATGCCAAAAAATGAGCCAATTGGATTTTGTATAAACAAAATCTTTTTATCTCAATTTTGGAATACTGTATGAGTTTATCTAAGTTTTATTTATCTGGTCCTTTAAGACCAGGTAAATTTATAGGTAAATTGGGACTTAAACAGGAAGCCGCTGGTAAGATGAGAGTTTTCGCTATGGTAGATCCTTGAACTCAATGAATTATGTATCCATTCCACAAAGCTCTTTTTTCTATACTAGATAGAAGAAGAGATGTAGATGGAACATTTAATCAATTGGGTCCAATTTCTAGATCACAAGGTAAACCTTGTTTTTCTATGGATCTAAGCTCTGCCACTGATAGATTACCAATGAGCATACAGAAACCTCTTATTAAACAGATATTTAATCTGTCTGATAAACAGGCTAATGCATGATCTTCATTGTTAATCGAAAGACCCTATAAAGTTCCTAACACTATAAATACTATTGTATATTATACTGTTGGACAACCTATGGGGGCTTTATCAAGCTGAGCTATGCTAGCTATGACTCACCATCTTATCGTACAATACGCCGCTTTTCAGATCTATAAAGATCAGATCGGATATTTCTCGAATTACGCTGTTTTAGGAGATGATATTGTTATCTTTGATACAAAAGTAGCAAAGAGATATCATTCAGTTATTCTTTCATTAGGTGTAGAATGTAATTTAGCAAAATCTATCTCATCTCCTTGCGGAGATGCTTTAGAATTTGCCAAAAGAACATTTTACAAAGGGGAAAATGTATCCCCTAGCCCATTAAAAGAATACTTTATGTCTTTAAACAGTGTAATTGCCTTTGTAGAATATGTGAAAAAATATTCACTTACTCTTCCTCAGGCTCTTCGAGTTGCAGGCTTCGGATACAAAGTAGTATCCGGATATCAGAAACCTTTTCATAAATTAAATATCAAAGTTAGATATTTAATATTATTACTAGGTTTAACTGATACTACTTTCAGAAAATCACTTGGTCAATCATTAAAAAGAGGTCACAACTTATTTCTAGTTGGTTTTTCCACTTTTTTAATCGATTACTGTGATGATTTGAGTCAAAGAATTAAGAGATTAGAAAACATATCTAAATCTTATAATCTTGACTCTTTCATCAGTCAACCAAAATGATTTATCAAAGAATGAATCGACCACTTAAATGTTTCAACATTTAAGGCGGTTCCTTTCTCTTGATTTGGAAATCCTCTTAAGAAATTAGGTAAAACCTGATTTCTTACGGCGAATGCTCCAATCTGAATTATTAGGGAATTAAATTATCAAATGGTTTATAAAATCCTTTTGATAACTTCTAGAGTTAAATCTAGTATCCCCAATATCGTAGATACTGCAAAATCAATTCATTTAGATACTGCTATGGGTCAAAATGATCCTAACGGTAAAAAACTAAATCAATTGATTTTATCCTTATTCGATCTTTTACATTTAGAGGCAGATCTTGCTCAAAGGTCATTAACTGACCTTTGTTTAAGACCATCTCTAAGAGTATCGAAAAGACCAGGTGAACCTAAATTATTTAGAATTCATACTGGTCTATCGAAAATCCTGAAAAGCTTAGGAAAGACTATTCATAGTCTTTACTAGCTGCGAGATCGTAGGAGTCGGTCCAGACGTCCCGGGTATTCTTCATTGAAGAAATGCCCCAGAACTGTATCTGAACAGTCCTTTCATATCAAATAGATTTGACGAAAGTCGAGTCGGCTAGATATGAAATATTGCGG